CAAAAGAATAAGAAGATAATTCGTTCTAGAGTCGAAAGTGATTGGAGGGATTATTGGTCGTCATCACCTGACATTAAAGTATTAATTGAAAGTGGTGGCCCCGAAAATTTTGTTAGAGAGATTTTAATGTTTGCCGATACCAAAGGCAAACTAAATTATCTTGAAGAACGACTTCTTTATTCCGTCGGAGCACTTGAATCCGAGTTTTGGTTAAACGGTAACATCCGTGCCAAAATGTTTAAACGGAATATTCTTAACAAACTCAATACAACTGAACTGCATTCAGTATTGAGCACTCTATTAACTCTAGAAAAGGTGTCTAATGACAAATGAGCAAAATACTAGAACATAAGCATTTAATTGTCCGAGCTCGAGTGAGTGAGCCGCCAAAGGATGTTAAATTCATCAAGGATTGGATGAAGCGCCTCGTCGCTAAAATCGATATGAAGATTTTGAAGGGACCTTATGCGGTCTATTCAGATATGGTTGGTAATCGTGGTCTTACTGCAGTTACGATCATTGAAACGTCACATATTGCAATGCACTCATGGGATGAAGAAGATCCAGCTTTGCTTCAACTAGATGTTTATACTTGTAGTACATTAAATGTTAATGATGTTCTAGAATTAGTTCAAGAGTTTGATCCAGTTGAACTTGATTACTACTTTATTGATCGTGAAACTGAAATCAAACTTCTTGCTAAAACACCAAAAACATTTTGGGAAAAGGTTAAGAATTTTACTTTAGGAGTATAATATGAATGCAGTGGTTTATTCAAAGGACAATTGTCCGTATTGTGTAAAGGCGAAAGCATTACTTTCGCGTAATAAGTATTCGTATGAGGAAGTGGTGATTGGTAAGGATATTCTCCGTGAGGAATTTCTTACACAGTTTCCTGACCAGCGCACGGTTCCTCTTGTTTTCGTTGAAGGTGAAAAGGTAGGTGGCTATGATCAACTCGTCGAATGGTTTGACAACCGAAAGCAGTTCCTCGTCGGATAAGTATCCGACTCTGCATCTTGCATTAAGTACTGGTGTTGTTCGTTTATCTTTCAAAAAGAAAGATGGTGAAACCCGTGAGATGCTTTGTACATTGAATGATGACTTGCTTCCTAAAAAGGAAGTTGAAGCTAAGGAACGTAAAAAGAACCCAGATGTCCTTGCTGTCTGGGATTGTGAAAAGGAAGGATGGCGTTCCTTCCGAATTGACTCAATTATCACATGGGATGTTGCATAATGCTTGCACAAGATTCGTTATCTAAAAATGCTATGGGCGGTACTGAACTGATGAAGTACCGCCTTTATTCCAAACTACCTCAAGAACTCAAAGATGAGATTCAACTTTTTGTCTCACGTGTTGAGGATGAACTTGATGAATCACGTGTTCGACTTCTTTTGCTTCAGGATCTTCCTGGTGATCCCGCATCAGATCATTTAAAGAATGGTGGATGGAAGAAGTTTCATAAGCTTATCTTTGTAAGCAATTGGCAGATGCAAGGTTATATTTCGTTATATCAAATTCCTTGGACTCACTGCATCGTAATGCATAATGCCATTAAGCCGATTATTCCACATGTAAAACCAGATGATGGTATCATTCGACTTGCTTATTGGTCAACACCTCACCGAGGTCTTGAACTATTGATTCCAGCATTTAAAGCGATTGCAGAACGCCGAGATAACGTAGTACTTGATGTCTACTCGTCGTTTGCAATCTATGGTTGGGAACAAAGGGACGAACCATACAAGCGACTCTTTGACGAGTGTAGTAATCACCCAAAGATCAACTATCATGGCTCTATTCCTAATGAAGATCTTCGTGAACGATTGCTAGATACTCACATTATGGCTTATCCATCTATTTGGATGGAAACATCTTGTATGGCTCTCATGGAAGCCATGTCAGCAGGTATGCTCTGTGTTCACTCGAACCTTGGCGCTTTGTCTGAAACCGCAGCAAATCTAACCTTCATGTATCAGTATGAAGAAGATCCACATAAGCATGCAAGTAAGTTTGCAACACTACTTGATATCGCCATTGAGAACTATTGGTCTGAAAAAACTCAGGCCTTTCTTGAGATGCAAAAGTCGTACGCCGACATGTTTTATAACATCGATTCGAAGATGCCTCAGTGGGAAGCTTTAATCCGAAGCCTGCTGAACGAACCTCGCCATCTACCTCAGGCTGAGAAGGATATGTTCACCTACAAAATTTAAAGGTTTACATATTTTCCAGTATAATATAAATAAGTAGTATGGACAAAGGTACTTTATGGATAATGTAATTCAGTTCCCTAAGGGTAAGCTCGGATCGCCTCCTCAGTCTATAGAGGAAGTGATTGAAGCGGTTGAAAATTCCCGCCGTGAACATATCGAAATGTTCATGTCGCTTATGATTCCTTTTGTCTTCCAAAAGGCCTGTGATGAAGGTTTTGACATCACACAAGATCAATGCATCAAAACAAATACATTCTTCGTCGAATCGCTTAATGCGGTTCTTTGTAAGGCTGCTGGTATGCACCATCCTATTCATGATGTTGTGGATGAAATCGCCGACGGTCTTCTTGATGACGATGACGATGAAGAAAAAGCTGAAGAAATTCCTGAGAATCTAATTTAAGGATACTATATAATGTTTGTGATTGATCTCAATCAAGTGATACTTTCTAATATCATGATGTCAATGACTAAAGGCGCTGGTGAAATTGATGAAAATTTGATCCGCCACTTTGTTCTGAATTCCATTCGTTCATACAACGTAAAGTTCCGAGAGGAATATGGTGAGATGATCATCGCATGTGATGATAAGAACAATTGGCGCAAGCAATTCTTCCCTTATTACAAGGCCAACCGTAAGCGCGATCGTGAAGCTTCGTCCATTGATTGGAACGGCATTTTCACCGCACTCAATAAGGTTCGTGAGGAACTCAAGACCTTCTTCCCTTATCGTACAATTCAAATTGATACAGCCGAGGCTGACGATGTCATTGGTGTACTCTGCAATGAGTTCGGCAATACATCTGAAAAGATTCTGATTGTGAGTGGTGATAAGGATTACCGCCAACTTCAGACATTCATGAATGTCCGACAGTATGATCCTGTTCAGAAAAAGTGGGTGGTTGAAAATAACCCAGAGCGTTATCTCAAGGAACATATTCTGAAGGGTGACTCGGGCGACGGTATTCCTAACTTCCTTTCGCCTGATGATACCTTTGTTATGAGGACTCGTCAAAAGCCTGTCTCTCAGAAAAAGCTTGATGAGTGGGTAAAACAAGATCCTCGTCAGTTCTGCGACAGTACAATGCTCAGTCGCTATAACCGTAACGAGATGATGATCGATCTGACCAAAATTCCTGAGAATATTAAGATTGCTGTAATGGAATCCTATCATACTCAGGCTAACAAGAGCCGTGAACACCTTTTCAACTACTTTGTTCAAAATAAGTTGAAGAATCTTATGACTGATTTGAACCAATTTTAAGGACTGACATGCAACGCAAAGCTATTTCTTGGATTTTAGATTTTACATCCAAGCTTCCTAATGAAGATGAAAAAATCAATTGTCTCCGAGCAAACGGTATACCTCAAATCCTGGATGTGTTAAAACTGACCTATGATCCACGAGCAAAATGGCTTCTACCTCCTGGTGCACCGCCGTATACTGTAAATGAGTCCAAAGGTAATCTTGATCAAAGATTCTATTCTGAAATTCGTAAGCTTTATTTGTTTATCGAAGGTGGCAATCCAAACCTAAATCAGATTAAACGTGAAAGTTTGTTTATCTCAGTACTTGAAAATGTTCATCCTGAGGACGCAAAGCTCCTTCTTTCGATGAAGGAAAAGAAACTTCCCTATTCAGGACTTAACTCAAAACTCATTCTAAAGGCTTTTCCAGGACTCTACTAAATGGCTAAAAGGGCATTCAAAAACAACCGCTTTGAGCAACTCGGCGATGATTACGATGGCTATGAAAATGGTTATCATGATCGACTAATTGAACACCGCAAAAACAAACGTTTTAGAAACGCGCTCCGATCGAATGATGTTAGTTCTCTGATGGCGCTTGATGAAGATGAGTATTACGATTAATGCCTATTTACACATTTCGCAATACCGAAACAGATGAGACTTGGGATGACTTAATGTCAATCTCATCTATGGAGTCGTATCTGCAAGAAAATTTACATATTCAGCAGGTGCTTTATGCACCTACAGTAATCTCTGGAATCTCTGGGGTCACTCATAAGAATGACTCTGGCTTTAATGACATGATGTCTAGAATTGCTTCGGCGAACCCAACCTCACCACTGGCCACAACATATGGTGATAAAAGTACCAAAGCAGTAAAAACACGTGAGGCAGTTAAACGACAGAAGGAGCGTCAAGTAAGATCTGTCACATAATTTTGTTATGTTCCTGTGAAAACCTTAACACCGAAACAGGAGCACCCGGTATGGTTGCAAAAAACGAGCGTTTAACAAGAAGACAAAAAAGACTATCGGAAAAAGGAATTGAAAGAGAAAATCAAGTAACGAAATTCCCAACAATGACGAGTCTGAATTTTGACATTAAACACGTAGATCCTATTACATTAAATCAGGTTCGTGCTTTTAATGCCTACCAAAATAAAGAAAACCTATGCCTTCATGGTTGTGCTGGAACGGGTAAAACCTTCCTCTCAATCTATTTGGCTCTTAACGAAATCGAAGATAAACGCTCAAAGAAAAGAAAACTGGTTATCATTAGAACTGCTCAACCATCAAAGCAAATTGGTTTCCTTCCTGGAACCGAAAAACAAAAACTAGAAGTTTATGAAGCACCTTATAAGGCAATATGTGCCGAACTCTATCACCGTGGTGATGCTTACGATATCCTAAAGCAAAAGGGCATCATTGAGTTTCATTCGACCTCATTCCTTCGCGGTACAACCATCGATGATGCAATTGTCCTCGTTGATGAATGTCAGAATCAATCCTACCAAGAACTAAGAACCGTTATCACACGTTTAGGTGATAACTCTCGTATCATTCTCTGTGGTGATACCAAGCAGGATGATCTTACATCTGAACGCTTCAAGGAAACATCCGGTCTTCGTGACATAATGCGTGTCTTTGATCAGATGAATCAACTTGAAACTATCCAATTTGAGGTTGACGACATCGTACGAAGTGGTTTTGTCAAGTCATTCATTATAGCAGAAAACGAACTAGGTTTATACTGATGTACGTATCGTTCGAAGAAAGTGTGAAAGCCGTGTGGAGGGATCTCCTCCACCGGCATCGCCATGCGTTCTATGA